AATTTAGTGAGTTAATAAATGTGGTTTAAAAACATTAGTAGGATCAGCAACAGTAGCAGAATTGCCTTGAGAAGTCATAAGGGAATTATATATCCCCTGTAACGCACGCATAGGAGCAGCATCATGCGGCATAATACCTTTAAGACGCATAGACATTTCAAGGTCCTGAATCTCCTTAGAACCTTGAATAACCTTAATCTCATTATTGACTTTATCAGTTTCAGCTTGCGTTTTAGCATTGTTGAGAGCAATAGCACCAATACGAGCAATAGCCTCCTGCATAGTCGTTGACTTAAGAGCCAAGTCAGCAACATTTTGCTGTATGGCAATAGAGGTCTCGGCTTTCGCCTTTTGTGTGTTTGCATCTGCCAAGTCAGCAGAATGACCAGCTAACATCGAATTAGTGTTAGCATTCATAAGAGACGAAGTTGCAGCAGCATTAGATTGAGCAATCTGGGCATTAGCAAGAGGCTGAACGGTTGGAATTTCAGCAGAGGTTTTATCAGCAGTAACGCGATCGAGAATCGCCATCATCTGCTTTAAAATAGTATCCTCATCAGTATTAGTCGTTTGAGCCTGCAAGTTATTAGTTTGTGCAGTACCAAGACGGGTATCATTGAAAGCTTTGATACCATTAGTAAGAGCAGCACCACCATCAATAGGTTGTTTAGGTTGTGCAACGTAAGAATTGTGAACAGACATAGGTGCAGCAGTAGCGACAGAATTATCAGCAGTACCATATACCAAGTTAGGATTAAGACCAGCAGCTTTGTCACGTGCCATTTGAGCAGCAGGTGCATTATATGCATTTTGCATCATCCACATATTAGTATTGTAATTGTTTTGATCAGTTTGTTGCTGCGCTTGAAACTGACGATTAGCAGCATTATTAGCATTAGTATTAGCATTGTTGATAAGTCCTGAAACAACAGAACCCACAACAGGGATCGCACCAGCGACCACAGATAACGTATCAGACATAAAATTATGATTTAAACGTTAAAGAAACATGACGGTGTCATGTAGCACTAATAAGGCAAGCATGAATTAGTGCGAAGATGCTAGCGAGTACCTCGCTACGCAGTCACAGACGTATAGTAGGAACAGACGACGACCGTTCCGGTCTGGTATAGCATAACGACGATATGCAACCAGTAGGGCTCTGCCCTAAACCCGCCCTTCCGGGGGAAGTTTTTTAATAGGTTTTTGATCCACTTGATGTTGAATCGGCGTGGGGGGGGTATTATTAGCTTCGTCCTGTGTACTAGAAGCAGAAGGAAGAATGATCTCACCAGTATCGACATTGATCTTAGTATCGACGACAGAGCCGTCTTTGAGTTCAAGAGAGAATTGCGCAAGAATAAGACGAGCGAAGCGGAAAGCTTCGAGAGTAGTCATATCAGGCGATTGCTTAAATGCGTTAAAAACGGCAGTAGCAAGAGTAGGATTAGCAGTCAATTCCTCGAATTGCTGCGGAGTAAGAACGAACTTACGTTGTTTGTTGTTGGTTGTCATCAGATGGTTTAATCATAGCAGCCGCTTTTTTAGCGACAGCACGGTCAAAGGCCTTTTCAGCCTTATACTTAGCAACAGTTGCTTTACGTAGCGTAAGCTCATCATCAAGAGATTGAGCGCGCGCACGAGCAGCACGAGCAGCAGTAAGCTTATCGAACTTATCAGCATGATCGAAATCAGAGGTATCGATAGGCAAATTGCCAATGTTAGGCGCACCAATAGGAGGCAGAGCCTGCCCACGCGAATAACGATTAATAATCTCCCGAAGGGAAAGTACCTGATCAGGTACAGTAAGAGACTCCCAATTAGGCTTATCCGGAAAAGATTGAGCATAATCATAGGTGCGATGAGTGTCATAAAATAGTTTAGACATGATCTGTACGTTGTTTAGCACGATTTTGGAAATTGCGAATAGACGCAAGACGAGCAGCATTCTGTGAACGAATAAAGTCGTCAGCGTTACCATAAGCAGTAATATGCGCATCATATGCGCGTTGTGCAAGTTGATTCCGAGCGGGATCAAGGGCAGTAGAACGATCGTCTAAGTAATACTCATACGCGAGACGAGCAACAGGGCAGACGTAGCCCTGTACAACCTTTGGCCGATGAATTTTATCGGCAAAATAGCGGGGGAGGGCAGACTTGCCCCCACCGGGAAGAGTAACAAAATTACGAGTAACATCACTACGGTGATAGTGAAGAATAGCGTCAGACAAATAGCTGATACCCAGCTTTTTTGACATACGAAGAAACTCCGATACACGATCGTCGTTAAAATGAAGCTTCAGTCCCTTGCGCTTCATAGTATACCCAACAGTATACGCGATGCAGGCATCGTTAAGGTCACGGTCATCAAACCAGACCTCGCCAATAGGTAGACCGTCAATGTGCCAAGCAGGCACAATAAGAGAAGGATCAACATTCATAATGAACACATGATAGTGAGGCCGATGAAATCGGCTACCATACTCACCACATAAGAAGTACTTAATAGTACGATGCCCAACAGGGTGGGCACGACGTAGACGTTTAAAAAACTTACGAACATCTTCATAGTCCAAGGTCATAAGACCATTAGGAGAACGAGGAACGTGATACTGATCATAGGATAGACGTATCCAAACAGCATTATCAGAGACTTTGAGTTCCTGATTCACACGGAAGACCCAACCATTAACATAGCGAACAAGACAGTTCGGGCAACGTCCACAAGGGACAGGTTCGTCATTGACGAAGAACGGAAAATTACAAGCCATGATGTCAAAGAAGAGGTTGCTCAACCTCACGGCGAGCAACCAAATGTAACAACTCTATTTGATAAATCAAATAGAAGGAACAACTAATTTCGGAAGTTTCCTCATAAACTTCAATTGGTGAAACCAATGAGCAAGAACATGCTGAACAGTAGGATCAATCACAGCGAAGATTCTGTCCATATCAGCGCCTTGCGATATCTGTAAGAACTCCTTCGCAAGAGGCGGGAGAGACGCGAACTTCCTCGCGAGATGCCAGTAATCCAATGACGTTCTAAAATCACCGGATACCCTGTTTTGCTGTATACGATACTCGGAGTACCTGGGAACATAGCCCCAAACTCCTTCATTACCCGTAACCGGGTCAGTTGAAGCAACATCATAATAAACCTCCTTATTTAGAATAGCCTGCTCACCAAGGTGAGCGAATTCAGGCCACGCATAATCGAGACGATCATAACGAGACCACATTTTCGGAACGCCCTGATAATACCCACTAACAGGGATAACACTCATAATACACATTAAGAAACCATGCTCTTTAGCATGGTAATAAAGCCCGTCAGCATGACGAGCGACAGAAATACCGTGACCCGACATAGTACCCTGCGGAGCAGCGTCAGTACCAGTAGTATTCAAGACCTCACTAATAGTGATAGGCTGAACAGTATTACCGATATACTCACAGCGTTGAGCGCGATAATCCTCCATATACTCCTCAAAATGTTGCCAAAGCAATTCAACATAACGAGTACCGCCACGGGCGTCAGCTTCAAGAAATTTTTGAAGAGCAACAGCCTGACGAAGCTGTTCAATAGTACCAGCGGCCGCAGTAGCATCCTCCGGAGTAATAGCATAGGGCGAATCAAGAAATAATTGATCGCCATTAACATCTTCCAGTTGGAAGCCTGTACCATCAAACTTAGCACCACCAACATTAGGTGCAGACCCGTCAGATTTGGAAAAAGCATAGCCAGCATTGTCAAGCGTAAGTGTAGTATTCAAAAGAGGAATAGTAACAACAACACCTTTTTGCGCCCAAGGTTTAGCAGAGGTGAAATAATCACGATCATTATTGCGAATACGGATAACGTCCAACTCATCCAAATTGTCACCATTATTACCATCAACAAGTTGACCAGCATATTGCCATTGCAATGGATAGAAGTCCTCATCACGATACCAATCATAGAATATACGTTGATACGCAGAGAACGGGAGAGCAGAGACGCCGGGCTGCGTCTCATCAAATAAACCTAACGGCAGACCCAAATAATCACCTAACGAGTTAGGAGTAACAGACCAATCAGTTTCCGCGATCAGAGGAACAGCAGGAGGTTCAACACCTTCAATAGGGGGAGAGATAAAATCCTCCCATTTTGGCCAAAGTAAACGGTTAGGAACAAAGAACCATTCCGAACGAATGGATAAACGATGCATAATAGGAGCAATCATAGGCTGAAACCTAACGAGAGCCTCAGTATTGATATTAACACGGTCACCCGGTAACATCTCCATAGTGCAACAAGGAATAAGTTGCCCAATATTACACGAAAGCTTCACATCATGCGATAGATTGAAATGATTTGAAGGAACATTAACGACAGGACGCTCTACAAGAGCCTTATTACCTGTATCGAGAATACGTTGTGACAT